GCTTCCGCTGCATCCATGTCTGCCGCGCTGAAGAAAAACCGGAACCCTCGCATTTTGCTCGACCGTTTCCTCAGCCGCTCCACGATGTCGGTCTTGTCGCTCATCGCTGCCCCTCCTTCGCACGGCGGATCGCCGCGATCGCGCTCTCGGCCCATTCCTGTCCCGCATTTCCGAGTTGAATCGCAGCATCCGCAGCCCACGCCGCCGCATCGCGCGCTGCCTTAGCCGCCGCCACATCGACCGCCGCCTCCCGCGCCGTCGCCTCAGTCCGCTCGCTGCACATCCGCCACCACGACTTCCCGTGGCCGTTTGCGTTGGCTTGCGGCTGGTACTCCGCGAGCGCCGCCCACATCGCGTCGAGCGGGTCTCTCTGCGCCTTGAGCGCGGCGACATGAGCGCGGAAACGCTCGACCCTCGCTTGCGTCAGAAGGAGATCTGTCTTCGCGATGGCGAGTTCGGCGCGGAGCGTGGCCTTGGTCCGCTGATCGAGCGCAACGTCCTCGTACGCCAAGTCGATCCGCTCCTTGAGGTCGGCGTTCTCCGCCTCAAGCCACCGCAGCCGATCCAACGCCCGTTCGAGCGTTGGCAGCGTGGACAGCGTCACGAACTGCGACATCTCGCGCTGGGTCAGCGGCGGCGGTGCTTCCGTCTTCTCGGTCAGGTCAGAAATCGTCATGCGGATTCCTTTCGTCAATGCACGGCAGCATCGCGTCGAGCGAGTTCTCGTCGACCGCGCGCAGCGCCGTGCGGAGTTCCTGCCCGCCGAGCGTCGCGGTCGTGAGCGTCATCCAGTCCCCATCCGCGTCCATGTACTCGACGCACACCTCCGCGAAGCAGTCGGGCTGCTCGTAGCGGATGACGGTTCGATAGCTCGTCTCCATCTCGCTGTGCGTCCTGCTGAACACCTCGGGCGCGTTGTCGCAGTGGATCTCGACCCTCATGGCGTCCCCTCCGCGACCGCGACCCGCGCGAGATGGGATGCGTTCAGCGCACGGATGCGCTGGTTCTCGTTGATGAGCCACCGCCGCTCGGCCTCGTAGTCCTCAAGCCGCTTCGCGGCCTGCCACTCGACCATCTCAGCGACGGGTTGCGCCGTCCCCGCCCTCTCGGCGGCCCGTTGCCGCAGTTCGTCCGACATCTTCTGCACCGCCATATGCATCGGTACCTCCTCCAGTTCGGTGTCGATCCGTTCGTCGTTCGCGAGCTCGATCGCGTCCTCCAGTTTCGCTGCCCATTCGTGCAGCATCCGGTTTCGCCTGTTGCCGGACGCCTGCGAGATGTCCTCGGCCATCGAGCGCAGGTGTTCCGCGATCAGCCGGGCCGTCTCGTCGAGCGTCGCAGCAGCCCGCATGTGTGCGATGAGCGTGCTCATGCCTTGGTGTCCACCTTCCTGCGGTTCAGCTCCGCGAGCACCCACTTGATGCTGTCGCCTCGGCTCTCCTCGGCGCGGATCTCGCCGAGGCACGCGGCGTAGCCCGCCATGTCGCAGGCGTTGTCGCGCTTCGGCTTGTGCTGCTCTCTCGCGATCTTGTCGCAGACCATGATGATCGGCCAATCGGCGGCGGTCAGCGGCTCGCGCAGCTTGCGCGCGAAGGCCGCGTTCAGCATGCCGATCGTGATCGAGAAGTGATCGCCCGGCTTCCCGTAGTCATCTCCGCGCTCGCGCACGATGCGGATCGCCTCCTCTAGCAGTTTCACCCGTTCAGACATTGGCCTTGCCCCTTTCGCGTTCGGCGCGCTTGCGCCGTTGATCCTGTGCCCTGCGCTTCGCGCTCTGACCCATCCACCTGTCGAACTTCGGGACGATCGCGCCGCCATCGTCGAACATGAGCCAGCCCGCGCTCTCAAGCGCGTCTGCGAAGCCAGGGTGCTTGACCACGGCGTCGATGTCGCCCGCGACCACGCGCGGGAGCGACCCGTCCGCGCTCTCGGCGTCGACCCACGACCAGAAGATCACGCACAGCCCCACGGCGTGCGCGTCCGCGATGCCGAGGGTTCGCGCGAGTACGCGCACTTCCGTTCGGTTCGCGATGGTCGATGAAATCGGAATCCAACTGCTCACTTGACGCTCCTCCTTCGATGCCACATGCGCGCGCTCACCTTCAACTCGATGAGTCGGAACGCCGTTTCCTCGTCGTTCTGCCTGACGAACTGGCGGATGTCCTTGCATCCGAGACCCTCGCCGAGACCGCGCTGCGGCACGGCGACCTTGACGCGCGCAAACTCCGCGACGAGATCGTCGGCGAGCGCGTTCGCGCCCTCGACGCCGGGCCCGTCCGCGTCGGCGATCACGACCACCTCGGGCTCGCGCGCGGCGAGGAGCCGCACCGCCTGCACGACGAGCTGGTGCTGTCCCGTGCACGACGCGCGGCCGATGACGGCGACGGGCTCGTAGCGGTAGAGCCATTCGAGCGCGGCCGCGTCGGTCGGCCCCTCGACCACGAACACGCGGTCGAGCGAGGCTCGGCGCACGCCTGCGGGCAGGAACAGCCCCGCGCGGCTTCCCTTCAGAGCCCACTTCGCCGCGCCTTCATCGACGGGCTCGCGGAGTCGGATGCCGCACACGCGGCCCTCGCCGTCGTGCATCGGGAACGCCCACGATCCGTCGCCCGCCGGGCACCAAGCGAAGCCGTACGCGGTGAGCGAGGTTACGCAAACGCCGAGCGTCTGCGCCGCTTCGACGGTGCGCTGGAGCGTCGTGTGCATGCGCCACCCGTCGATGACCTCGCCGCAGTCCTCGCGGTAGCGGTGCTCGTCGATCTTCGGCGCCTTCGACGGGCGCTTCATGGGTACGGACGGCAGCGCGATCCCCTCGGCGATGCGGCGGACGGCCTCCGCGAAGTCGACGCCGTCGAAGTCCATCACGAACCTGATCGCGTCGCCGCCAGCGCCGCACGCGTGGCACTTGTAGAAGCCCCTGCCCTTGTGCGTGATGACCGCCATCGACGGCGTGCTGTCCTCGTGGAACGGGCAGAGCGCGACGAGCTCGCGGCCCTTGCGTCGGAGCGGGACGCGCGAGCCGACCACCTCGACGATGCTCGCGAGCGATCGCACCTCGTCGGCGTCGGGCGCGGGCTTGGCCGCTTGTTCCCAATCGAACGGCATCAGAAGACCTCCGTGGAGACGGGGTACTGGCGCGGCTCGGCCGGCTGTGTGTAGGTCTTCTTGAAGATCGCGTCGAGCGCCTTCGTGGCGTCGGCCTTGCTCATGTTCGGGTCGAGCCCGTTCTTGCGCAGGATCGCGGCTTGCTTGAATGTGCACTTGCCCGTCTTGAAGCGGGCGATGATCTCCTGACAGAGCCTCCGCGCTTCGTCGCCGTTGAGCGAGCGCGGGTCGATCCCCGAGCGCGCGAGCATCTGCGCCTGCTTGTCGCTGATCTGGCGCCCCGAGCCCGACCACTTGGCGAGCGCGGCGGGGTCGCGCCTGACGCCGAGCACCTCGAACGGATCGACGGTACTGGTGCGGTAGTCGGCCTTGGCGCGGAGGTTCGCGCGGCGCGCGGCCTCGCGGGCGATCTGCTCGTCGCGGAGCCGCTTCGCCTCGGCGCGGCGCTCGGCCTCCTCTTCGGCGCGTCGGCGCTCCTCCTCGATGCGCGCGCGGGCCTCGGCGAGGGCGGACTCGACATCGGCGCCGCGTCCGTTCTTGCGGGCGATCTCGGCCGCGAGGTCGCGCACGGGCTCAGGGTCGTTGCCGCCGAGGATGTCGGAGACCGAGATCAGGCGGTGGCGGCCCGTGTTGCCGACGAAGTCGACCACCTCGCAGCACGGCTTCGCGCTCGCCGCGATCGCCGCGACGCGGGCAGCGGCCGTCTCGGGGCCGTCCACGATGCCCGGCAGCGGACGGGTGCCGCGTCCGACCATCTGGGCGAAGAGCGCGCGAGACTTGGTCGGCCGCGCGAGAACGACCACCTCGACGCCAGGGTCATCGAATCCCTCGGTGAGCACGCCGCAGTTGCAGAGGAACTGCGTCGAGCCGCGCGCGAATCGCGAGAGGATCGCCTGACGCTCAAGCTTCGGCGTCTCGCCGCTGACCATCGCAGCGGAGCCGCCCTTCCATCGGTTGATGATCTCGCCGATCCGCGTGGCCTGTTCGACGCTCGCGCAGAACACGATGGCGCGTCGGCCGCGCGCGACCTCGATCGTCGGGTGCGCGATCTGGTGGAGGGTCTTCTCCTCGTTGAGGATCTTGGACAGGTCTGCGCCGTTGAGGTCGCCCGCCGTGGTGCGAACCGACGAGTAGTCGAGGCCCGCGACATTCACGCTCGTCTGCCTGATCGGCGTCAGCCATCCGTCCGTGACGGCGTCCGCGATGTCGTAGGAGTGGGCGACCGTCTCGAACACGCTTCCGAGCGCGAGCTCGTCGGCCCGGTCTGGGGTCGCGGTCACGCCGAGCACCCGCATCTCGGGGTTGATCGCGCGGAAGTGCTCGATGATGCGGCGGTACGACTCGGCCGGCGCGTGGTGCGCCTCGTCGATGACGAGGAGGTCAAAGCCGCTCGCGAACCGCTTCATGCGGCCCGTCGAGAGGGTCTGCACGCTCGACACGATCACGCGGGTCGGCGCGTGGTCCCAATCGAGCCACTCGGGCGTGGCCCAGTGCGCGGCCATCTCGATCTGCGGCGATACGCCCGTGACGGCGTGGATCTTCTGCGCGGCCTGCGCGATCAGTTCCTCGCGGTGCGCGATGACGAGCGCGCGCCCGCGGCCGCCGAGCCTGTCGATCGCGGTGGCGAACACGATCGTCTTCCCGCACCCCGTGGGGAGCACGACGAGCGCGGAGTCGTGCGAGGCGAACGCCTCGTCGATGCGCGCGATGGCCTCGGCTTGGTAGGGGCGGAGGCGCATCGGTCAGTCCTTCCCCGCCAGTTCGGGCGCGACGCACTGCCACCCGGCGCGCGGCAGCCATCCGTTGCCCTTGCAAGCGTCGCAGCCGTCGCCCGAGCAGTACGGGCACACGGCGTACGGGAGCGCCTCAGCGCGGACGGCGTTCGCGACCCGCAGGAGCGCCGCCTCGATCTCGGGCCACGCGAGCGACGCGTAGCCGCTCTTCGTGCGCTGCCCGAGAAGACGCTCCGAGATCGCGCGGAAGTCAGCGAGCCACTCGTTCACATCGGCGCGCTGGTCGAGGAACGCCTCGGCGATGTTGTCGGGGATCACGCGCCCCTTGCCGTCGACGCGCGCTGGCTTCGCGGGAGCCGCCGCCGCCTTCACGGGAGCCGCCGCAGGTTCGTCCTCCCCCTCCGAGTCCTCCCACGGGTCGGACGGCTCAGCGGGGCTCTCCGTGGCTTGGGCGCGGGGCTCGGGGCGACGCGCGGGGTAGGTCTTGCCGTCAAGGCCGACGCGGGTGGTTTGGTTGAGGTTCGGAAGTTCCGAACCTGCGAGCTTGGATCGCTGAGCCGCCACCGTCTTATCGCTGACCCCGCAGTGCTTCGCAATCGCTACATCGCTCAGCTCAGGCCGCAGCTCAAGCGCGAGGCGCACCGCCCGCTGCTTGTCGGCGGTCGTGCGCTTCAGCCCGTGCGCCGTGTTCGCGCCCGCCGCGTGCCAG